ATTAATCGTCCCACCACAATTAACATTTATTGCGGATAGACTTTTAAATACTCCGGGTAGAGTGTCAACAGCAGATAATGACATTAACTCAATTAAAAACCAATCTTCAGTACCAAATGGATTCAGCGTAAACCATTATCTGAATGACCCTGATGCTTATTTTATTATGACATCGGTTAATGCAGATGGAGAAGGTCTAAAAATGTTCAACAGAACAGGAATGGAAACTTCTATGGAACCTGAATTTTCAACAGGTAACATTAGGTACAGAGCTAGAGAAAGATACTCATTCGGTGTCTCTAACTGGCGTGGAGTTTTTGGTTCTCAAGGAGCTTAAGGTTCTTAAAACCAATAAGGGGAGCTTCGGCTCCCTTTTTTTATTGTTTAAACTAATATACAATCAGAGGACTAGGATTAATTAACTTGTTTTACCAACTGACCTAGCAGACAAGCCAAGATGGTAAAACTTATTTCCTTAGGAGGAAATTATGGCAAATACAACATTTAGCGGTCCGGTAAGGTCCGAAAATGGTTTTGAGACTATTTCAAAAAACGCTACGACTGGCGTAGTTACAATCACAAGTGGCAATAAAATGTCAGCAGAAGCTGTTGGCGGTGCGGGTATAGAAGGCACAGCAGCAGTATATGTTACTCAGGTAGAACGTCTAAAAAGTGATACCGATACCAACGTAAACATTGTTAAAACAAAAATTATGATTGATTTAACAGGTTTAAGAGATGGTGGTACTGCAGGCGATATTATTGGTAAAGATGGTTCAGGCGTTGCTTACATTGGTCAGGTGACTACTGTAAACCAAGGAACTGTTTTTGGAGTTACGATGACTTGTTTAGAAACCCCTGCAGGCGGTGGTACAGATATAGATTTATACTCTGCTACTGAAGGCACAGGTGTTAATGACACAGCTATTGGTGATTTAACAGAAACACAAGTTATAAATGCAGGTGCAGCTTCAGCAGGTACTATGGTAGCAGGTGGAGACATTGCAGCAGACCAATACTTATATCTTGTAGGCCAAGGTACAGGTCATGCAGCTTATACAGCAGGTCGTTTCTTAATTGAGATAACTGGCTACGATATCGCATCATAAGGAGTAAATTATGGCAGACGCAGTAACATCAACAACAATAGTGGATGGTGAAAGACTGGCTGTAATTCAACTTACAAATACTTCTGATGGCACAGGAGAATCTGCGGTAACGAAAGTAGATGTAAGTGCTTTAAGCTCAAGTAGTAATGGACAGGCTTGTACAGGCGTAAAGCTTGCAAAAATTGTTTATTCTACTTTTGGTATGAGTGCAAGACTATTATGGGTTGCCGATACCAATACTGTATGTTGGGACTTAAATTCTGACTATGCAGACTCGGAAGATTTTACTGAGTTTGGCGGTATTCTAAATACTGCTGCAGCTAGTGGAAAAACAGGTGATATAGCTTTAACCACAACAGGTCATACCAGTGGTGATACCTATGTCATAGTTCTTACGCTAATTAAAAACTACGGTTAAAATTTGTAATGGCAGCTAAAAAGCCAAGAAAAAAAGCCAAGCCTATAAAAAAAACGACTGGAAAGGGCGGTAATTACCGCCCTACCAAGTCCGGTGCAGGCATGACCAAAAAGGGTGTTAAAGCTTATAGAAAAGCTAATCCCGGGTCAAAACTCAAAACAGCCGTAACAGGCAAAGTTAAAAAAGGTAGCAAAGCCGCAAAAAGACGCAAGTCTTATTGTGCAAGGTCGCTTGGACAATTAAAGCGTAGCTCGGCTAAAACTAGAAATGACCCTAATTCAAGAATTAGGCAAGCAAGAAAAAGGTGGAAGTGCTAATGGCAAAATCAAGCGTACCAAGTAATGTAACGAATAAAAGTTTATATAGCCGAGTAAAATCAGAAGCAAAAAGAAAATTTGATGTGTACCCGTCTGCTTATGCAAACTCATGGCTTGTAAAAACATACAAGAAAAGAGGTGGTAAATATTCAGGAGCTAAAAAAGCTGCAACAGGTGGTATTATTGAAAAAGGTAATAACGGTTTTATTGCTCGTGGCTGTGGAGCTGTAATGGAACCTCGTAGAAAAACAACGAAAATGCGTGGCAGGTAATGGGTTTAGGTAAGTGGTTTAAAGAAGAGTGGGTCGATATAGGTTCGCCAAAAAAAGGTGGTGGCTATGAGAGTTGTGGTAGAAAAAAAGCCAAAGGCTCTAAAAGAAAATATCCTAAATGCGTACCCAAGGCCGTTGCTAATAGAATGTCTAAGTCAGAAAAAAAATCAGCAGTAAGTAGAAAAAGGTCAAAAAAACAAGGAGTTGGCGGCAAGCCAACCAATGTAAAAACATTTGCAAAATGATTACGCAAGCTTCTATTCAAGAAGAAATAAGAGATTGGTCTAAAGAGGTTTTAGAGACCGAAGACCCTGTATGTCCTTTTGCTAAAAAAACGTGGGAAACAGAAAAAGCAAACGTAGTTTTGTCTAAGTGTATTTACTGGACAGATTTAATTGATATAAGCAAAGATTTTCCTAAAGATAAGGATGTTGTCATATATTGTGATTTAAACATGGATGTTGATGCTTTTCATTTTGATAGCAGAATATTGATGTTAAACTCTTATCTAAAAGAGCATAACCTATGGGTAATGGGCTTTCATCAAGACCATGAAGCTAAAGAAGTGGTAGAGCAAGAACACTTTGAGCCGCATTTTGAAGAAAGCTATAATATGGTCTTTATGCAAAGATTAGATGAATTAAACAAAGCGTCTGAAAGATTGCAAAAAATAGGTTATTATAATAATTGGAATGTAGAAGATTTCCAAAATATTTTAAATAGAAGGAGTAAATAATGGCAAAATCATTAAAAGGTTTAAAAAAATTAGTAGGCAGCTTATCAAACTCAGATAAGTCTGAATTAGCTAAATCCATGAAAGATAGCAGTGTTGTTAAAATGGCAGGCGGTGGAGCTATGCCAAAATCAGGTGTTGTTAAAATGATGGGTGGCGGTAAAGCAGGCGTTAAAAAAATGCGTATGGGCGGTAAAGCAGGCGTTAAAAAACTTGGTAGAGGCGGAAAACTTAAGAAGTAAATTATGGCAGTATCAGGCTCAAAAAACTTTGAATTAGATGTAGCTGATTACATTGAAGAAGCATTTGAAAGATGTGGATTAGAGCTAAGAACTGCTTACGACCTTAAAACAGCTAGAAGAAGTTTAAATTTATTGTTAGCTGAATGGGCAAATCGTGGTCTTAATCAATGGACTATACAAGAAAAAACCATAGCTATGGTTGCAGGTACAACATCTTATAATGTTGACTCAACAAACAGCACTGCAGCAATTGATGTGCTAGATGCTTTTATGAGACAAACTGTAAATTCTGAAAACTCAGATATACAGATGACTAGGTTATCAAGAAGTGATTACTCAGCCGTACCTAACAAATCTACAACAGGCACACCTTTACAGTTTTTTGTTGATAAACAAATATCACCAACAATAAGTGTATATCCAACCCCGGATGCAAGCAGCACATACACAGTACACTTAAACGTGCTTACAAGAATGGATGATGTAGATGCAGCTACTAATACATTACAGCTACCATTTAGGTTTTATCCATGCCTAGCAGCAGGTCTTGCTTACTATATATCAATTAAAAAGAGTCCTGATAGAACTGGATTGCTGAAACAGATATATGAAGAAGAGTTCCAAAGAGCTTTAGACACAGATGAAGACAGAGCATCTTTCAGCATAACACCTGACATATCAAGCTATAACATTGCATAATGGCTTTTGCATCTAACAAAAACGCTTACGCAATTTGCGATAGATGTGGCTTTAGATATGGCCTTAGAGAGCTACGCAAAGAATGGAACGGTTTAAAAACATGTCCTGAGTGCTATGAATCCAAACACCCACAATTAGAACCAGTAAAAAATGTAGTAGACCCACAGGCGGTTAGAGAGCCAAGGCCTGACACAAGTGTTTCTCCAACAAGTTTTATTGTGTATACCAATTACGACTTAGGCATTATAGGAAAAAAATTAACTATTCCTGACAGCATGACAAGTGCTTTAGGTACAGTTACAATAACAACATCATGAGTTTTACATTAGCTACACTCAAAACTACGATACAAGATTACTTAGAGTCTGATGAGACTACTTTTGTTAATAATTTAAACACTATAATTTTACAAGCAGAAGAAAGAATACTTAAATCAGTCCAAATACCTGACCAAAGAAAAAATGTGCAGGGCAATGTCTCACAGGACAATAGATTTTTAACAACACCATCAGACTTTTTAGCACCATTTTCTTTGGCTGTAATAAGCTCAAACAATTATGATTACTTAGATTTGAAACATAATTCTTTCATAAAAGAATTTGTTACCGACACTACAACAAGAGGCAAGCCAAGATATTACGCTATATTTGACCAAACAAGTTTTGAAATAGCTCCTGTTCCTGACACAAACTATTCTATGGAGTTGCATTATTTAGCACAGCCTGCATCATTGACAGCAGGCGGAGACTCAGGAACCACATATTTATCTACAGATGCACCTGACACCCTGCTATACGGTTGTTTATTAGAGGGTGCAGTATTTTTAAAACTAGACCCAAACGATATTGGTTTATATGAAGCAAGATTTAAAGAAAGTTTACTAAGATTAAAGAACCTAGGTGAAGGAAGAGATACTAGGGATGAAATGAGGTATGATTCGCTAAGAACAAATGTAACATAAGTTTCAGTTAAGGAGAGATAATATGAAACCAATCAAAAAACTAAAAGGTAAAACTGTAGCTATTGTCGGTCTAGGCAAAAGTTGGTTTGACTACAACCTAGCAAAATCACACAGCGTAAAGTTTGATGAGGTGTGGGCAATTAATGCTGTAGCCTCAGTAATATTTCATGACCGTGTATTTATGATGGACCCACCAAGTAGGTTTCTTGATACACAAGATGCAGGCGGACAAACTGACTGCATGAAAGAGCTACTAACAAATCACAACAAGCCTATCTATACATGTGAAAACGATGCAAGGTGTAAAAACCTTGTTGAATATCCTGTACAAGAAATAGTTAAAGAAACCAATTGTCATTATTTAAACAATACAGTGGCTTATGCTGTTGCATTTGCTTACTGGAATGATGTGGCTAATATTAAGTTATTTGGTATAGACTTTACATACAAGAACAACCTATATTTTGCAGAAGCAGGTAGAGCTTGCGTTGAGTTTTGGCTAGTAAAGTGCATGGAAAAAGGTATACAAGTTGAGGTAGCATCTAGTAGCTCATTGCTAGACACTAACATACCGGGCGAGCAAAGACTGTATGGATATCATCGTTTAAAAGACCCTTATGTGCCTGTTCAGGGTAAAGATGGATTAGAAGTAAAAAAAATAAGCGAGCTTAAAGTTCAAAAAAAACAAATACTGCCGCAAATTGCAGACAGGTATGATAGTCACCTAAAAGCTCCGGAGCCAAATAAATGGTAATCAAAATAACAC